ACTGTTCATAAACAGCTTCCATATACCTATCGGTCAGGCCAAAAAAAGTCTGCCGTAAACGGCACCTCCATGTCCTCTTCATGATTACAGGAGGAGCAAACAAAGTTTTCTGTAACCGTTACGCTTGGAGTTGCCTCTTTATAACAAGCTCTTAAATGACGAGAATCCAAAGTGGGCATATTGTTTACATAATGATTAATAACATTTTTTTCAGTATGGCCTTCAATAGAGACAATCATTCTTTTATATTGATCAGAAAACATAGCTTCTGCGTCTTTTGTTTTACTTTTTTTCATTGTTAGTTGACTGAGATATGCTTCATCAGCACCATTCAATAACTTAAAATTAAGTTTAAATTTAGATAATGGCATGATGGTTGTAAAGTTACCATCCTCAGTTTTAGATAAATTAAGATTTTCATTTACCCTACTTTCATCGACTATTCTATTGTTCAAGTCGAAAGTAAAATGCGTCTTCTCTCCACAAGATGGACAGCCAACCTGTGTTTGATAATCAGACCCGTATCCAGAAATCCTTGCAGCAATCAAGATGGCGTTTCTATCACCAACAAGTATATCGGCTGCTTTTAAATTTTTATCAACAAGAATGTTATCTAAAAACCTTTCAACAGCTAATCCCTTTTTTAAAAGGGTACGAGAAGATAAGATATCTTCATCCTTGGCAGTCATGAATCTAATCTCAATGGTATCTTTTTCATACAGAGGGTGGCCCTCTGGATATCCGACTCCATTTGAAGGAAGATCAACAAACTCCGTTGGAGCAACAAACTGTAATGGACTTACAGCCGATTCAACTGGAGGGGCTTCAGCTTGAGGTGCTGGTCCACCTTCCAAATTATTTCTTTTACTCAAATTTCACCTCTTTTTAATTTATATCAGCATATTCGTATGCAATAACTACTTCTACAGTAAATAGTTCGTCGTTAGAATAATCTAGGTCACCGAATTTTATACCAGCTATAAACCAATCAACTAACGTATAGCTGGTTGCTGTTGCGCCTTGGGCATCTAACATTTCAATTAATATTTTATTTGACATCTTACCTTTGAAACTGCTAACTATACCTTTGCTAGATCTGTCTGTGGGCGTATCTAAAGCGTGACCATTTATACTCATAAGACGCTGCAATTTGGATACCGTATCTTTATCAGCAACAGTTGTGATGGTTACATCTTGCCAAGTTAAGATACCAGCAATCTTTGTCTGGTGGTTTAATATTCGGTAAGAGTTTTGACTAACTTCAAATGAGGGCAGTGTAACTGATTTAACAAGCCACTGTTTATCTAATAAGCCCTGCACTCTAAACCTGTAGTTTCTTAGTGGGCTTGAACTTGACTCAGACCAAAATGCCATTTAATAATCCTATTATGATTTTTTGAAATAATCGGTTCCGTCAGCAGCAGTGTGGGTGGCCCAGTCATATCTAAGTGTTAGTTCAACAGTCTTAAGTTCATCGTTTGAGTAATCCAAATCTCCAAACTTAGCAGCCTTAATAAACGCATTATTAAGAGTCCAAGTTTCTACCGCTTGTGTTCCATCCATATCAACTACTTCAATTAAAACAGTGATAGTATTTTTCGACTTATCAATTGTTCCCTTTGTTTGTGCAGAAGTTTCGGTTGGAACATTATAGCCCATTTTTACTAACAAGTTACTTAATTGTTGAGCCGCATCAGGATCAATAGGGTCAACCAAGGTCATCGAAACTTCGGACCAACTAACTCTACCGGGAAAATAATATTTATTATCCATGTGGTTATGCTCTACTTCTGATACGTCAAACGAAGGCAAAGTAACAGTCTTAGCCCACCAAATGGCTGCGCCATCTAAAGTTATTCTAAACCTGTAATTTCTTTTCGCTTCTGATGATTGTTCGCTCCAAAAAGCCATAATATGTTTTCTCCTATTTACTCTATATTAAGTAGTTTGATATTAAAATTCGATTCCACTTCGGGTAATAATAAAGTCGATTGCAATAAACTCAATGGACTTCGTTGGTTTAACAAATATCTTGGCATACAAAATATTTTGATCGATCTCGGTATCGGTTGTAGTAGTCTCATCTAAGACGATCTTATACTCATCAATACCAAACCTTCCTTGAACATCAGCCAAGATGAGGTCAGCACGGGCCTTGAATCTATTCCAAGTAGTTTGATTATTTGGATCAAATAAGGTAGTGTCTGCTACGTCTTTGATTTTCTTTTTAAGGTAAATCATAAGTCTTCTGACGTTTACTCTGTCGAGCGCAGAAGGTGTAGCTTGTAGGGTTTTCTGACCAAAGATAACAACTTCACCAATCGCTGGGAATCTAGCTATTGGGTTGATATTTTGCTGATATAATTCATCTCTATCTGCTTTAGAGAGGTTTCTCCATGTTCCAACAACTTGTGGACCTTGTGATCCACCTAGTTGAGCAAGGCCACCCCTATTAAAGCCAGCAGGTGCAAACCATAGAGCTTTTTGCTTGTCTGAGAATGCCATTGCTCCTATCGCTGCAATCGATGGGGGTGCCCATAGAGAACCTCCAGAAATGTCATCAGTCATTCTAACCCAAGGATAATAAGTGCACCCATAGCTGGA